CATTCATCTTCATATATTTGTTTTAGTAAGGGGATTCTTTGGGCAAGCTCTGGTTTTTTAAGGCTTATTTGATAAGCAAGCCCTGCAACCAAGCATGGAAGGTATCTTGATGGCACTTCTGGATTTGATGCGCCAGTAGAACCAGCATCCGCTATTCGCTCCATATAATAATATGTAAGAACATATGGCTCTGTTGAATCTGGGACAGGCCACAAGTTGATAGCAATGCCAGTATCTATTTTTTCAAGCCAATACTGCAATGGCTTTGAGCTAGTCAACTTATTTGTAAGATGCGAATACTGCTTAACCGAAATGCGTGTAAGCATTTGATCAACTTGCGTTGATACATTGCCTGAGTTTGTGCGTATAAACGCCTCAACAATATCAAGTATCTTTCCATCTAAAGCGTATCGTGAAGTTCCAGCAGTAAGCGACTGTGTCCCTTCCTTTATTGTCCACAAATTAAGCCCACGATTCTGCCACTCAAGAAACATGAGATTAAGACTACGCCGAGCAGTACGATAATCGTACCCGCTTTTTAACTCCGACCCCGCTCGCTCAAAAGCTTCCTCTATCGCGTCTCCGAGGTCTAAGTTAAATGTATAAGTTGACATTCACCGCTACTTCTTTTTAACGGCTTTTCTAACAGACTTACCAGACTTCATGCCTGTAGGGCGCTTTTTCATAACACCTTTCTTAGCCATGCCGCCACCGCCCATTTTCTTAGGACGCTTCTTCATAACGCCCTTCTTTTTCATTCCAGCCATTTTGAACCTCCTGTAGGTCTTGATAAAACTTTTCTCTCAAACGGAACACATGACTAGGCTCACCAGATCCAAAAGTATACGAATAGTAATCTGTCTTTTTTAACTTATTCGCTGACTCCTGTAAGTGGTCTAGCCTTTGTATGTACATCATCGCATAGTCACAATCGTTGTGCTGCACGAACTCGTTGTCGCTGCCTTCATCATTGCCTTCATCCTCTGGATGCGACGACATAACCCAAAGGTTTAAATCATTGTATGCTCCATGCGCAATAGAGTGGTTAATCGCCTCTACACGCTGGTGAAACAAATATGGATCTTCTTCATAATCCAAATCCACAACTATTGTAAGATCGTATTCATCGTTAAAGCTCTCAAGTATCTGATAAACAACATCAAAGCTTTCGCTGCGTTTAAACGCTATATCGACCTTATTATCAACCCACGCTTTCTTTGCATATGGGCATCCTGATAAACCATTAAGCTCTTTTATTGGCGCTTCTAGTGTAACCCTAGACCAATCTCGGATTTCTCTTCTAATAGAATCCTCTTGGTTGTTGTTAAGGTTTTCTAGCTGCGCCATATCCACGCCGTTCCATTTGACGCACAGAGCCTTTACGGGGTTCTGTATGATACCTAACAATGCCGCCTTCTTTCATTTTGCCAATGCCATCAGCAGCGAACTCAGGAACCATTTTGCCGTCTTTTTCGACCATCGGCATTTTGTTTTTTTTCACCCAACCACCCTCATTTCCCTGCAAAGACCTTTAGCCATAGACTTCAACGACTCTACAGGTGTATTTAAGAACTGCTCCAATGACATCTTATGAGCAAGCGGAATTGTAGAATATGTTTCAAAAACAACATTACGCTGATCTTGATCAAGTGACATTCTGATTCGCACAGAATCATTTGGGTCTGTAAATGCATGAAAACATTCAAGAATCTTTTGATCAAACTGATTCATAACGCCTATCCGTAGTGCTTAATAACGCTCATGCAAATGCTATAAACATCATTATTAGAATGACCAACTGTAGTAAACATAATATCACCAGTAACTCCGCTACCAGCGTTATTTGGGATGCCACTAAATTCGCCAAAATCTAATGTATCTGAGTAATCTGCATTTAACTGCCATGCTAAAACATCAGTGCTTGCATCAAAAAATATCTTTACACCCATACCAACAGTGGTATACCAAATCTTTTCAATAGTGACTTTAGCGCAAGATGCGCCGGTCATAGGGTCAGCACTAAGCGCAGATACATCAATTTTTTTCACTGCTGCTTCACCAGTGCCATCGCTGACATTGGTAAACCTAAAAATTGCTTTTCTAGGGCCGTCTTGGATTGTTTGTGAAGCTACTGCATCAGCCATATTTTTCTCCTAACAAAGGGGCGTAAACCGCCCCATGCGTTATAAAAGGTTACTGATCGGCAAATGCAGGTGCAGTGGTACTCGTAACATTTCCAAAGATCTGATAGTTGGTTGTATCCAGACCCAAGATAGTTATATCGAATCCAGCAGGAACATTTAGTTGAATGCTGCTATTAGAGTTACCATCAGAAAATACGCTGCTTACCTCATTGCCATCAGTGTCTAAAAAGGTAACGCCGCCAATATAAAAATTGCTATTTCCGGGCGTAATAATTAGCGCATCTGTTGCATCTGCCGCACCGCCAGCGTAAACAAAACGATAAAAAATACCCGCAGTAGGGGCTGGCAAAACGTAGGTGCTATCTTGGCTATTATCACCAACAAGATTAATGCGACCTGCATTTGTAGCAGCAGTAAGAGTGGTTGATGCAGCATCAGCAAGTGATACAGGAGCTACCTGCATACCAGAGCCATCAAGCGTAAAGGACGTTGTAATTGCACCAGTGCTGCTATTTTTTGAAACGACTGCAAAGCCGTTCTCCGAACGGACTGAACCGTTAAAGGTTGTATTAGCCATGTAGTTCTCCTGTCTTGGCTAGTGTCTAATGTTTCACGTGAAACAATTAGTCAGGATAAAAAAAAGGTCTACCCAAGTATAACCTGAGTAGTCCTTAAAAGCTCTAACTAGAGCCGGGTGATCCGCAAATTCCAAGCGGATCAGAAACACCGAAACTGTAGCGTTCACGCGCTTTATAGCGCACGTTGCCAGTATCGAAGTCGCCGTCCATAGAATTTTCTAAAGCTGCCCGTTCAAAGTGCTTCATGCCATTTGGAACGTCAGTAATCAAGAACCACGCATTTGTATCTGTGAGGTAGTGATTTACTGAGTAGCCTTCTGGAATGCTGCCATTTGTATAGATAGCGTTCAGATCATTGTCTGCCGTACCAACACGGCCTTCGGTTTGAAGGATGCGGGTTGCGGTAAACATCAACGCAGGTGGAACAATCAACTTGCGAGGACGGGCTGCAATCAGCAATCCACGCTCGTCAGTCCATCCTGCAATAGAGATGATAGCTGCCTCTAAAGAAGTTTCGTTCAAGTCAGCCGCCGTCGCAGGACGATTGCTGTTCTTGCCACCACTTACGAGAGGGTGCCCATCACCACCAGTTACGCCATCGCCAGAAGCAGTAAACAAGTTTACGCCGTCACCCGATTGGAATGAGTTTGTAAAACCATTGTTTAATGGCTGTGCAGCTTTGACCTGCTTGGTGTATGCCATAGCTCGTGCTAACGCCTTGGTGTAACGAGCAGAAAGAGAATCGTAAAGATTATCTTCCATCGCTTCCTCGGTGATCGCAAAACCCATAGCTACTGTTTCGTGATTAAAGCGAGCAGTAAACGACTCTTGTGCAGCATCATATGTGATGCTTTCACCTTCGCCCTTCGTTGGCGCTGCGCCAAAACCACTTAGCTTGACTTCTTCCTCAAATGAACGATCAGAAGATTCTGTGTCGTAAATTTGAGTGTGTTCGTCTTCGTACTTTGTGTACTCCAAACCGAAAAGAGCATTAAGCCCCGGTAGGAGTTCTTTAAGCATTTGCGCTCTTGAAATTGCCATTGCTTAATTCTCCTTAAACGCCGGTTGTGTTTCTGTACGCATGACCAACATTAAAAATGAAGAGTGCGTCCGTGAATGCATCACCAATAGTACTATTGGGGCCATCGTAAAAATCATAGATTCGCAATGGCAGTGTATTGGTAGTTGCAGTTGAATCGGCATCAACAGCATTTTTGCTGTTACCGATAGCGGTTGTTCCAGCAGTTTGGATAACATCAAAGTTAGAACCAAGTGCTGTTTGAGCAATAGCGCCATCAGCTTGCATTAAGAAAACCACATCAGGATCTGTTAATACATATGCCATAGCATCTGTTGCGACAGTTGACGCTGGCCAATACTGGCTAAAAGTCATCTGCTTAGTGGTGGGATCTGTATATTTACAGCCCATAAAAATGCCAATAGTGGTAAGCGTAGCAGTGCCTGTATCTTTTTCGATAGTACCTGCGGCAACCATTTTGACAAAATCGCCATTAAATATAGATGTACCATATTCAGAAGCGATGCTTAGGTGTTGAACCTTTCCGTTGAAAGATCCACTAGCACTTGTAGTGCTAACTGGTCTTGCCCCATGGGGCGCGGCTGAAGTAGCCATAACTGAGTTCTCCTAACAAATAAAAATAAGTTGTTATTTACCAAAACTACTTACACGAGTCTTTCGATCAGGTCGGAGCATAGGCATCCGTGGATCATTTTCTCGCATGTAAGATTGGTCAACACTTTCCATTTGTTGCGCTGCAACTCCCTCGTAATGACGCTGGCGCGAATCCGCAACTTCCTGCGGAGCCTTACACAATAACTGACCGCCAATCTCGACACATCCGGGAAACTGAGAGTTATGATCAGGCATAACTTCTAGCTCTGGGTGGTCTTCAAGCTTTACTGGCTCCCATCCTTCTCTAAAGCGCATAGATACATTAGTTGCATCTGATTGCCCTACCATAGATGTACGAATCCATCTAAATGCCCATCCCGGTTGTGGGATTGGATCTGGTAGCAGATTAGGTGGTGTCCACTGCTGCTCTCTAGCTGTGTTATCTCTCGACTCCAATTCTCTTGGTTCTCTTGTCTCGCTCATTACGACATCCTCTGTTTCTGGGCAGCATACTGCTGCGGGGTAATTCCTAGTTTCTTGATAAGCTGGATTTCCGAGCTAGTCAATTTAACCTGTGTTTTCTTACCACCACTTCGTTGCGCTGGTGCAACTGGCGAAGATGATGTCCTTGTTTGAGAAGTAGCACCTTCATCTTTTGCTTCTATACCAAAGGCTGATGGAAATGAATCTCTCAACGCTTTGTCAATAGCTGCAAAATACTCAGGGGAGTTTCTTTCGACACCCCTTTTTACTAACATCTCGTCAAGCCCATAAGCAAATCCTGTGACTGCTTCGTTTCCGGGCGCTCCAAACCAAGTGTTTTGCCCCAGCCATCCCTGCAATCGCGGGTCAAGCTGTTGCTGTTGCGGTGGCTGTCCCACCGTATTAGCAGGGGGTTGCTGTTGCCCCTGCGCCTGTGGCTGCATTTGAGGCTGATAGTTCTGTATATAAGCTCTATCCGCCTGTATTTGCGCAAGCTGCTCTTGCGCCTCAACCATAGTATCTGTATCGCCCTCTTCGTGGGCTTGCTTGTACTTTTGCTTCGCCGCCGCTAATTCAGCTTCGGTTCGGTTCTGTACACTCTGAAGCAATGCTTGCTCGCTCTGGCCTACAAGTCCTTGTAAGCGCTGAACCTCTGATTGGGTTCCTTGTGCAAACTGCACAGCTTCATCTCTTAATCTTTGCGCAGCTTCTTTTTCTCTGCGCTGTTGATGATACTCATATTTTAGTCTGTTTAAACGCTTTTTAACACGCTCATCTTGAACATCAATCTCTTCATCAATGTTAAAAGGTTCAACATCTGTTCTGACAGGGCGACGATCCTCTTCTGGAGTATCGTCTACCTCAATAATTTCAATATCATCGGGTTCCGGTAATGCTACTTC